AAAGTAATGGCATTGCATAAGTATTTCCAGAGTTGTATATTAAATCATCTGCAACTGCTCTCGGTTTTGATCCTTGATCAAGTTTGTACTTATCACCACGACAATGTAATCTTACAAGTTTCTCTGCGTGGTGACGAGTAATAATATAAGATGCAGTTGAGAAATCATTTATAAATCTTTTATGCATTTTAATATACAGTGAACCAGGATTTATAATTGCAGTTTGAAATACATCAAAGTCATATGGAATTTTTGATATTATATCCTTCCAAGAAAATGGCCAATATTTTACTGGATCAAAATCACAATCATCTTCAATAATAAAAGCATAAGGTTCATCTGTTTTTAAAAACTCTTTCATTGCTTTCAGATGAGAAGTTACACAACCAACCTCACCAGAGTTCATAGCATCTGGATACTTTCCTTTAAGAATATCACTCAAGTCATCTTCACGACCATCATATGCAGAGATACGTGTATAGTTTTCAATTTCCCAATACTTAAATTGTGCTTGCATATAAACCCATCTCTCTGGTTCACCATCCAGATTTATACAATAAATTGGTGGTATACCTTTTAATTTGTATGCTGCTTTGTTTTTATCCATAGATCCAATCGATTACATCAATTTCTGGTTTCCATCCCATGACTTCACCTATCTTAGTTATATCTGCAAAAGTAGTTTCCATTTCACCACTTCTCTTTGGAATATAAGTTTGGTTGTCTGATATTGAATCAGCAATTTGTTGAATAGAGTAGGGATATCCACTACCAACATTAAATACTTCACCTTCATTTCCTTTTAAAGGAACAGTTGCTGCAAGATAATTTGCTCTTGCTACATCTTTAACATGTATAAAATCCCTTCTCTGTGACCCGTCACCAACGATTGTAAGTGACTCACCTGCATCTCTTTGTCTTTGGAATATTCCAATCACAGGAGCATACTGACCCCTTGCAGGAGACCTCTCTCCAAATACATTAAAGTATCGAAGAGTAACTGTTTCCAATCCATAAAGATCAGTATACATTTTACAAAATTTTTCACCTGCAATTTTAGATGCAGAATATGGATTTAAACAGTCATCTGGTTGAGTTTCAACATTTGGATATGGATTGTTTCCATAACCAGAAGAAGTCGAAGAATAAACAAAACGTTTAACTCCTGCTTCCCTTGCACATTGTAGCATAATTGTTGTACCTACGCAATTTTTTTGAACTGCTTGTATAGGATTTTCAATTGCAGGTTGTAATCTTGACTCTGCTGCTAAATGAAAAACATAATCTACATTTGTAAATACATTTTTCATAGTTCTATAGTCAGTTATATCAGCATTTACATTCCATGCTTTATCATTCCAATGAAATTTTTCATTGTTTGCACTTTCATTATCAACACAAACAACATTATGTCCTTGTTCTAGTAAGTAATCTACAAGATTGGATCCTATGAATCCAGCAGCTCCTGTAACTAAACTAATCATAACCATAACCTCTTTGCATTGGTTCTTTTACACTATTGTAAATATCAGTTTTTAACTTTGTACTTGAGTAATCATGTTCTCTATTCAACCAAACAATATCAATATTAAGATCTTTACCTGTATAACTACCATCACGATAATCAGTTCCTAAAAATCTTATATCATAGTGCTTAAGATAATCATGAAATGTTTTCTCTTTTTGATATGTGACTACAGCATCTACGTATTTAATAGACAATAATATTTCTTTTCTATCTTCAACACTTTGAACTGGAGGAAGTTTTTGTGGTCTTTCTGTTGAAGGATTTTCATGAAGAGCAACTGTTAGATGATTGCAATAACTTTTAGCATCTTTAAACATTCGTATATAACCAGGATGAATCACATCAAATGCTCCTGCAATAATACCTTTCTTAGGTGGTAAAGTTTTTTTCCAATCTTCTACATTGATACCTTTATCATCTATGAACAAATCAGCAGTTGGTTTATGAAACATTGGTTCAAGTTCATGATACTTGACACCCCAACGATCTAATTGTTCTATTGTCAATCCTGTCCAATCAATACCTGATCCTCTTCCTCTTGCAGTCATAATAATAATTTTATGACCCTCATCATATAATCTATTAACTTGTTCCACCATATAAGGAAATGGTACTGATTCTAAGTATCCTGGCTTTAAATCTTCTTTACGTAATGGAGTATCACAAATAGTTCCATCCAAATCAAAACAATAATTCATACAACTCCATGAAGAAAAATTTGGTGTACACACTCAACTACACCATAGTTACTACTATTAATATAGTAATTCCAAAGTGCATTTTTTGCAACCGTTCTTATTGTATTATTACCTTCGAATCCTGTCAATACTCCATAATCTATATTTTCTTTTTCACACCAGTTCAAACAGTTAATCATATTTGGTGATTCACCACCAGAACTTATAATAATTACAAGAGTATCTGACTCAACATAATATTCTAAAAACTTTTGATATGCAAACTCATAACCAAAATCATTCGTAAGCATTGTAATCATAGAAGGATCAGAAAGAATTGAAACTTTCTTATTATGAAACTTCATATAATCTTGAGAAATATGAGAAGCAACAGAGTTGCTACCACCATTACCTAATACTATTATTCTATTGTGAGTATAAAATGCTTTCTGAAACTTGAAGAACTCAACTTCCATATGTGCAGATTTTAAAGTTTCAATATACTCATCAAATGGATTTACCATATACACCCGATGTTTCAATATCTATTTTAACACAATGAAGTGGAATATTCAAGGTATCTTTTTCAGAAAATATTAAAAAGAATCCACCATTACCTGCACCACATAATTTATGTGCACATACAGTTTCATTTTTTTCTAATACATAATCCATCTCTATTATAATATCACTCTCCATAATCGTAGAAGATGTTTCTTTTTTCTGATGCCAGCTCTTTCCAATTAAATATAAAAATTTTTCATAGTCATTTAACTGTAGAACATCATATGCAGTATCGGCAGTCTTTAAAAGTGGTTTGATTTTATCTAAATTTTCTGTAATATCTTTGAGGATTTTCTTCGAGTTTCTCGTAACACCAGTAAAGACAAGATGAGTATCATAGTGTTTGAATATATCAGTAGATAGAAACTCATATGTAATAGAATTATCACCCATAAAATTGATTCTTTTAAATCCTCCAACACCACAACCATATGGATCTTGATAACCACAATAAGGATTATAAGTCCTTTCCAAATTATATGCAAGTTTACAGGCATCACTATCTGTAATTGATTTGCCTAAAAATAAACAACAAGCCTTAATAAGACTAATCGTATAAGATGAAGAAGATGCTAAACCACTTCCTTGTGAATATGCATCACTTGTTAAAGCAACTAATACGGGAGGCATATTATAATATTTCAATACTGTTCTTACTACTTCATTCTGTATATCATCAACACTTGAAACTTCTTCCCTCTTTGAATAATTTATAATATATTTGTGCTTGTCTTTATTAAAACCAAATTTATCCTGACTAATAGTGACATAAGTTTTTAATGTGGATGTAAAACTAATCACAGAACCACGACCATACTTCTCAACAAAGTAAGGATTATCTGTAGAACCTCCAAACAAAGAGATTCGAAGTGGACAGGATGCAACGTACATTAATTATATTTTTTTAAGTATTCTTGTTTTGAATAATAGTCAATTAATTGTTCTTTGGAATATTCTTTTAATTGTTCCCATAATCCCCAGTTATGTTTCCAATATGGATGCTGTGACATAGACTGTGGATAAGAATTCATACCTCGACTATGTTCTAAATGATAGATGTAATCATTTACTCTGTCAACTCTATATCCTAAAGTTGTAAATCGATATCTTCTTTCAAAGTCATCAGGTGCAGATCCCATAAAGTTTTCATTCTCCATACCTGCTTCAAAGTAAACATCTCTTTTTATAAACTGCACCCATCCTTCTCCTGCATTGTCGTTATATGATTTTCTTTTTAGAATATTAAAATCATAATCAGTATTTAAAAAGTCTGATACCATTTGATCATCACAGAAAATTTTATATTGCCAAGGACCTTCACCATACGGATAAACCATATCACTTTCATTTTCCATAATCTTTCTATATGCTTCCAAGTAAGATGTTACTGGAAATACAACATCACAATCATAATTAACAACAACATTTGTTGATGTTAAAACTAACATCTCGTTTAAAATTTTCTCTCTTAAAAATATTGGATCATCAGATTTCTCAAATATGTATTTAATGTTGGAAACATCCCCACAATACTCTTCAACTTGTGGTAATGCATCTTTATCAAACACTGATTCTTTGTCTACTTCCTTTACTATTATATTAGTATCAAAATTAGAGTTAAGATAACAAAGAATAGTAATTACATTTCGAAGTCTATCAGTTGATTCAATACGAATTGGAATAATAAAAGTACAATCTTTTAAATCTTTCTTCATATTACCTCCCATGATTTAGGATAAAGATCTTTAATGTCATTTACTGATTTGAGTTCTTCACCAAACCATATACTTGGTGCTATAACTTTTTGACTATCTGCTAACCAAGCTCCCCACCAAGAGAAAGTGCTATTTGCAATTATATGACCTTCACATAAACTCATTAAACACAAGTCAACATAATTTGTATTTCCCTCTGCAACTAATATATGATCATCATCAAATACTTTTTGTTGTTTACACCAATCTGGATCATCTGAAAATACAATGATGGTAGAAGTTTTATCAAAATGTTTTAATGCTTTCTCATAATAATCTAAAGACAAATTATGATGTCTTGCAGAATTTATTATAAAATCGCCCCTTCGAATGTGAACTGCTACTGGAGAAGTAATTCCTTCTATCATCTCCTTACAGGGACTTAAAATTTCATCGTGAAATTGAAAGTCTTTTCTTATATCTGTTTCAATATGTTTGAACCATTTTTCAGACTGAAAATACCCAACCAAAGAAATTTCATCTGGACATAATTCTAAAAGATCTTTATCAAAATGAAAATGTTTTTCTTGAACAACAGGTGCGTGTCCATTATGTAACATTCCGATTGCTTGAAGACTTTCCAATTTAAAACAATCAAATAATTCTATTCTTAATTTGTTTCCAATTCCATCATCAACTACTTGTTTATGATTTGGAATACACCATTGATAATTATGTTTGGTGGCAATACCTTTTAGTGCTGCATATTGGAACATTTGATTACCAAGTTGTCCCATCTTTCCAAGATAATTAAGACCTAACATCTTTCAATCTCCTTTTATAATAATCTTGATTTTGATAATAGTTCAGAAAAGTTTCTCCAGATTGAGATTGAATCCAATGCCAGAGTTGTGTGTTTTCTCTCCATAGAGGATTTGAAAACCAAGAATCATTTGATCTTGAGTGTTCCAAGTGATATACAAAATCATTTATTCGAGCTATTCGATTACCAAGTACACTTAATCGGTAATAAAATTCAGAATCTTCAGGACCCCATGCATGAAAATTTTCATTCATCATAAATGATTTAATGTAATTTTCTCTGCGAACAAACTGACACCATCCAATAGTTGAGTTATGTATTCTAGCATGTTTATCCAAACTCTGAACATTTAAGTCTGAATTTAAAAACTTTTCAAAAGTTTCCTGTGTATATGTTACAGCTTTTTGGTAAATACCGCAACCATATGGATACACAGCATCATATTGTTTACTCTTAATTAATTGATATGCTTCTGTATATGTTTTTTCTGGAAGAAGAACATCAGTATCATAGTTGCAGACAACCTCGGTATCAGATCTCAATAAAAGATCGTTAAGTATTTTAGTTTTATGGAAATAATTATTTGTTTGAAGATCAAAAGTATATTCAATATTATCTGATTTGGGAATATTAGGTAAAATAAGATCATTAAATCTTTGAACTTTATCGTGTTCTTGAACTAAAATTTTTGCATCAAATTTTTTCAGTAGATAAGTTAATACTGTAGTAAGATTTCTTACACGATCTTCTGATTCAATTTTAACTGGAATTAGAAATGTTAAATTCATTCTTCTGGAGTAATTGGTGTAGGATCATTATGAATTTTTATCCATCTATCTGGTATTAAATCTTTTGTGTCAAGGTGTGCATTTGCTGATCCATACCAAGGATCAGGGGCAACTACTTTACCAGTATTATTTTGTAACCACGCTCCCCACCATGATAATGATGAGTTAGCAATAATACCGCCACCACATAATGACATCAAACATAAATCAATATATGGAACACTCGCACCATCACCAAAAGTTTCGTAAGAAGAATCGGAAAAATAAAATCTATCTTCTTGCAACCAATCCTGTCTTTTACACCAGTCAATAAGGTCTGAAACAATGATTACATTTTTATCTTTTGGAAATTCTTTTAGTGCTTCAATATAATATTCTTTCTTACATAATGGATGATACTCCTGTATCATTTGATACGACCATTTTTCGCCTCTTCTTCCTGTTATATTTGGATTACCTCTACGTACGTGTAGAAATATACAATTATCTCTGCCACCAAGACTATCAATAAATTCTTGACAGGGTTCTAAGTAACCCTTTTGAAAAGTTAGATCTTTTCTTATCTCAGTATCAATATGTTCAAAATATTTTTCTGTTTGATATGTTCCAGAATAATTAATGTTATCTCTTGCATCTGTAAATATTTCTGGATGAAATAAAGTATCTCTACATTCTAATGTTTGAAATGATCCTTCTCCAGTTTTTTCACATCCAGTCAATTCAAAGCATTCAAATAAACCATAATTATCAAAACGATTAGATCCATCTGGTGGTATCATCCAATCGTATCCTGTTTTTGCAGCTAATCCACGAATGAAAGCGTATTGAAATATTTGATTGCCAAGACGACCTTCATTACCAAGTCCGTTAAATGATATAGTCATTGTATTAATAAGGTTTAGAGTCTACAAATTCAGGAATACTATCAAAATCTATTTGATCATAAAAGTGCATCCAATCATAACTATGTTCTTGTTTTAAAAATATCCAAGGATGTATTTCTTCAGGACCAGTATTATGTGATTTTAATAATTGATATTGATCCTCATTAATATACTTTGGATTAATCCAAAAGTCTTCAATAATCTCATCTTTCCTTACAAGAGTATATCCTTTCTCTGTGAGATATTCTCTTTGTGGTATCTTTTCTAATTCTACTGGTTGACAATATGCATCATGTTCAATTGTAATCGTTTTAAATTCATAACCAGTTTCAAATACTTTTTTTAGTATATTCAATCTTTCACCAGGAAGTTCTAAGTCAACAGAAAGAAAATCTATTGGTGATTCCATTTCTAAATTTTTAAACTGTTGCTCATAGTTTACCATAAAAGCATCCATATTTTTATATACAGAATTTGGTCTATATTCTTTCCACTCTGGAGTATAAAATTCCAAGTCAACAGCAAATCCTTTCCAACCATATTGTTCTAACAAATAACTGTTACTATGCAATACTGGATGACGACATCCAATATCAACAAAAGTTCCTTTGTGTTCTTTACCAAAAACAATCATAGCAAATATATCTTGAAGACCACCTGCTCCAATGTCATTTGCATAACTTAAAGTTTTATAATCAAGCATTACTTACTCCATTCTTTAATTAACCAACGTTCAGGTACAACATCTGATGTATCCAAATGTGTCATTGATGTTCCAAACCATTTTTTAGGGTCTGGAGCGATCACTTTTCCACGATCATTTTGCAACCAAGCACCCCACCAAGAGAAAGAACTATTTGCTATTATAGCACCAGAACATAAAGACATCAAACATAAGTCAACTTGTGGTAACAATGTATTCTGCATTTTACCAAGACCATCCATACTTACATAGTCATACCTATCAGCATTTTCGTTAAATAAAAACTTATCTTGATTAAAGTAATCTTGAGATTTACACCAATTCAAATCATCAGTAAAAACAAAACAAGGTGTATCTTCTGGAAATTCTTGAAGACATTCTTCAAAATATGATATAGGTAGTATTGGATGATATTGTTCTCTTCCTATATTATCTGCTTGGCGAATATGTAAAAAAATAGGTGCTTTATCTAGTGAATCAATATACTCTTTACAAGGTTTTAAATATTGTTCTTTGAATGTAAACTCTTTACGAATTTGATCTTCTATATGATTAAAATATTTTTCTGTTTGAAAGAAACCATCTAAAGATATATTGTCTGGACATTCAGTAAAAAATTCTTCAATAAAACAATGATCATTTTCTGATACGATTTCACTGTTAATAAATCCAAAATTATTTTCTTTAACATCTGACATTTCAAATGTTTCAAAAAGACCATAGTTAGCTGTATGGTCATAATCCTCTGGAGGTATTTTCCATTCAAAATTTCTTTTTGCAGCAATACCTCTTAACGCTGCATATTGAAACATCTGATTACCCAGACGACCATTACAACCTAATCTATCATATCCAATCATAATTCAATAATAAAAATCTTTTCAGTAATGTTTTCTTTGTTGTCTACAATTTTTACTCTATCTCCATACTTATCAATTAGTTCAGATCTAATTTGTGGTATGACACGAGTATCATTTTGAATGTAAACCTTGCGACCCCTATCTAAAAGATCAATACACAAACGATATTGTTGACTTTCAGTTAAGATGTCAGTTCCTTTCTTGTAAGTTATATATGAGAAAAAGAAAGGTAGATTTTCGTTGACTTGATCATAGTAATCACATAATAATTTAGCATGTTGATTATTGATTGCATCAGTAACATATCCTAAATTATAATCTAAACCAACATTTTTTGCAAATGAAGCAAATGCTCTATTATCTCTAGGGAAACAAGGACCACCATAACCGAATCCATATCTGAGATACTTTCTACCAACTCGACTATCAGTTCCAATTGCACTCAATACAGTTGGTATTTCATCTCCACAACCAGCATTTCTTAAAACATCACCAAGCATATTTGCATAACTGATTTTAGTTGTAAGAAAACAATTCAAAGCTATCTTTGTAATCTCTGCAGATGTATTTGACATCACACAAACGATTGCTCTGGTTGTTTGTATTTTTTTATATAACTCTTCAATTTCAGATATTGTTTTTTCATATTCAGAATTAGAAGGACTATATCCAAGTAGAACCATATCTGCTTTTCTCAAGTCTCTAACAATCGATCCTTGTGCAATAAATTCTGGATTATAATATACACTTACACTCTGTGGTAATTCTTTTCGGAACAATTCACAATCACCAGGATTTGTAGTACATCCTACAATAAAGTTTTTAGGATAGTTTGCTAATTTCATTTCTTGTTTGAAATCTTCTACAACTTCCCAAACTGCAGATACATCATAAGAACCATCTTCTAATGATGGTGTTGGTACTAATGTATAAATTAAATCACATTCTCTAATAATTTGTTGATTACTTGTGGTTGCTCTAAAGTTTTTTGCTACCTTTAAAAGATTCTCTACCTCTGGTTCAGTAGTTTCAATTTTTCTTTGATTGAGATCATTTACATAATCTTCTCGGATATCAGAAACGACTACTTCATATCCTGCTGCTTCACAAAGAAGAGCAAAACATATTCCCAATCTTCCTGCTCCAATGACTCCTATTTTCATAATTTAAATGTAGGTATAGGATTCATTTTATGTTTGTTTCTTTCATTATATTCACCTAATATTTTTACAGCAGGACCTGTGCCATATTCCATTGCCTCTTCTAACTGTTCATATGATGCTCCAAGTTGATCTTCATCAGTTCTTGAGTCACCCCATAAACCATCAGTTGGTTTAGCTTTGATTATAAGTTCATTAACTTTTAAATGTTTTCCTAATTCCCATACTTCAGTTTTATATAAATCAGCAATCGGTGCAATATCAACACCACCATCACCATACTTTGTATAAAATCCTACACCATAATCTTCTACCTTATTTCCAGTACCAACAACGATACCACCAACTGAACCTGCAACCTGATATAAAGTAACCATACGTAATCTTGATTTTGTATTCGCATTTGAATGTTCATTCGTAATTAAATCTCGATTATAAGTATATCCTTCTTTACTTGTTTGAAGTCCTATAGTAGAGATTAAAGTATGAAATACTCCTGATAAATCTATATCTAAAATTTCGACATTTTCATACTTCTCATCAAGTTCTTTAGCATGTAAATTTGACAACTCAGTATTCTCTTTCTTTGAATCTAATGGCATAGTAATCACATAAGTTGGAAGACCTGTCTCTGCACATAATGTAGATACAACAGCAGAGTCAATTCCACCAGACACACCAACAACAAGAGTGTCAATATTATTATAGTAATAATAATCTTTTATCCATTTTACAATATCAATTGTTAACTTTGGATAACTTTCTATACGGTTCATAAGTTACTTAAAATAAGTTGTATAAAGATAGTCTTCCGCAACTGGAAAATTGATAGCTCTTTCAAAGTTATCTTTTACTGCTTCTATTTTAGAGTAATATAAGTCTTCTGTCAAGGTAGATAAATCAAAGTTGTCATCTAAAAATATAATACCATCTTCATTAAAGTATTTTGTAACTCCTCTACATCCATAAAATATTGGAATCGTCCCACAAGCAAAACAATCCGTTAGTTTTTCTGTAAAGTAAGTATCATAAACTGCATTTTCAATACCAACAGAAAACATATAGTCTTTCAATCCTTCTTCTTTACAAGATATTTCGTTAAAACCACGACCATAAAAATCTAATTTATCTCTGAACTTATCAACAAAAGATAATCTTTTTAAATGACCTTCGCACATTCTTTTATTTGATGCAATCATTGACACTAATTTAGTTTTTTTATAAATCTGTCTATCAACTACCCAAGGTGCTGCGTTTGTAATACCATAAGATACACCTTCATACTTTTCACAAACAGATTCATCACAACTAAAAATACCATCAACTCTTGACATCACAAAGTCATAATTATTCAAAACCCAATCATAAAATTGTGGAATAATTTGTCTTGATTCCAATAACCAAATATAAGTTGGTTTTCCTGATCTATCATTAATCGCATCAAGAGCTCTTTGACTAACATATAAATTAACATCACCATTTCCGTGGTAATCCCACTCCACATATTTTGGTGTATTTTTATCAGAACTTGATGGTTCTAATGTATCATTGCAATAAAGATTAAATTTAAACTTACTCATAATTTTTTTTCATTTCATAAAATACTTTTGTCAAACCCTCTTTTACTGAAGTTGTAGATCTCCAAAATTTTTGTATATAAGGATCTGATACATTTCTAGCATCTTTCTGTACTTCATCTTTAGAATCTGCTGGTTTAATTACAACTTCTTTTCCAATGTTGGAAAATAATTTTTGTATATTTTGTGCAATTTCCAATATAGTTGTGGAATTACCAGTAGTAATATGAAGTTCGTCATCAGGAGTGAGTCGATCATAGTTTTGCATAACGGACTCCAACGCTTCACAACAGTCTTCGGCATAAAGAAACTCCCTTGCTTCAGTTCCATCTGTCATCATATCTATAATACCAGTTTCAAACCCTTTTCGTATAAAATCTGTGATTACATGTGCTTTCTCCATATCATTTTCAATGCCATATACGTTCCAAAACTTAACAATTAATCCATCTAGAGATTTTGTATACATCTCACCAACTCTTTTCATGACACCATATGGAGAATAACTCATATTACTCATCTGAGATGATGCAAATACAAATGGTTTTTTATAATCACTCAAATAACCAAAAACATTTGCCATCATTCTTGCATTATTATCAAGAAACTTAAAAGTATGTTGGTACTTCTTTAGATAGTGCGAACCACCAACATCAAATGCAAGAAAGAAAACAAAATCAGAATCCATAATTACATTTCGTAAAAATGGATTTGGAATATGAGTCATATCTTCGTGTGGATCATTTACAATATCAAATTCTCTTACTAAATGTTCTTTTTTACGAAGATACTCTGTAAGATATGCACCTATTTGACCACTTGAACCAAGAACAGCAACTTTCATTATGAATTATAAAGTAATTCGAGATCCTCCTCTGCTTTTAATGGTTCTACTTGCTCTTCAATCCACTCATAAGTTTTGCGAATTCCTTCTTCAAGAGATTGTGAATAATCCCATCCCAACTTTTCTCTAACGAGATCATTATTCGAGTTACGTCCACGAACACCTAAAGGACCGTCAATGTGATTTCTACCTATAGATTTGTGTGCTACTTTTGCAGTTATTCTTACTAACTCATTAATAGTAACCATCTCCTCTGAACCAATATTCACAGGTCCTATAAAATCAGATTCCATCAATCTACGTGTTGCTTCAATACATTCATCAATGTAAAGGAATGATCGAGTCTGCTCACCATCACCCCATACTTCGATAGTATCGGCAAGACCTGCATAAGCTACTTTTCTACAGATTGCTGCTGGTGCTTTTTCTCTACCTCCTTCCCAAGTTCCTTCTGGTCCGAAGATATTATGATACCTGGCAATACGCACAGGAATATCGTGATTACGACTGTAAGCGAGGTATAGACGTTCAGAAAAGAGTTTCTCCCATCCGTACTCTGAGTCTGGGTCTGCTGGATATGCTGATGATTCACGACAATCAGGATTATTGGGGTCAAGTTGATTATGCTCTGGATACATACACGCTGAACCAGAGTAAAATATTTTTGTTTTATTTACTTTATATTCTTCATTAAATTTACGTTGCTCCTCAAGAACATTTAAGTTAATTGATACAGAGTTATGCATAATATCTGCATCATTTTCACCAGTAAATACAAAACCTGCACCACCCATATCAGCAGCAAACTGATAAATCTCATCGAATGATTCTAAAAATCGATATGGAACTGAGTTATAAAAGTTACCTTGATAACCTTTGAATTGAATTACACGACGAACAAAACTAACTTCTCTTAAATCACCGATAACAAATTCATTTGCTTCTGTTTTTGAAAACTCTGGTTCTTTAAGATCAACACCACGTACCCAGTATCCCTCAGAACGAAGTCTCTTCACCATATGACTACCGATGAATCCACCTGCACCTAATACTAATGCTGTTTTTTTGTATTGACTCATTTTTTTTCCTTGAGTAATAATATATCTATACTACTACTATCTACATAAATTGTCAACTTCTTCCATAAGAATCTTCAAACCTAACAATATCATCTTCTTCAAGATACATTCCACTTTGAACTTCAATTATCTGAAGAGGTATTGAACCAGGATTTGAAAGTCGATGTTTTGATCCTATAGGAATATAAGTGCTTTGATTTTCGTGTAGTATTATTTGATCTTTACCCACTTCAACCAAAGCAGTTCCTTTTACAACTATCCAATGTTCTGCACGATGATGGTGCAACTGTAATGAAAGTTTTGCATTAGGTTTAACTTCTATTCTTTTTACCTTATACCCATACCCCTCATCAATTGTTATATACCATCCCCAAGGTCTTTCATATTTCATTCGTCTTTAATATAACAAGGTACACCTGCAGGATCTAACCATTTTGTGTATTCAAAATCTTGAATAGCTGTTTTCATTTGCATCCAATTATCACAAAGGTACATATCTTTGTAACCATTATAATTATTCCATTTCTGAATACGATAGTCTGGTTGACCATTCTCAAGTAGATCAGGCATCTTCACATACCTGTAAGGATCGTTTTGACGAATCACTTCAATCATAATAATTAAACCTCCGCTAAATCTTGTTTGATGCACTCAATGATTAAATTATAATCTGCATCTGGATCTTCTCCAACTAACTGAACTTCATTCTGATAGTATCTACATACCTTTTTATATAATTTGGGATGTTTTACATCCAAATAAATTTCTCTTTCGGCAGCTGCTTTAAGAGTGTTGAGATCTTTTTTGAATTTAGTAGTAAGCGTCATTGCTTTGAATCATTTACATACACATTATAGATTAATTTAAAAATTAAGTCAAGATAAATGTGACACTTTAACAACCGTCATTATGTGTGGTGTGTATAAGAACTATTGGATCGTCTTCTGTATTATCATCGACTAATCCTTCATCCTTAAGTTTTTTATAATTATAACATCCCTCAAAAGTTACTTTAAATTTAGGTTCCTTATCCATTGAATAAAACAAATATATCAATTTATTTAGTTATTTTATTATCTGAAACCGTGTTGAAATAATCTTTGTACAGGAACTTGTTTTATCTTATCTATCATATCTGTTTCTATCTTATCTAGGATGTTAATATCGATCTCCATAAAGGGTGGAATGATTCCCAACATTCTTAACAAACCGTCTACAAATAATGCAAGAGTTGTGAATCCAAGAATCATACTGATGACAGTAGCATCACGATTGTGCTTTGCCATTGATTCTTCATCAATTCTTCTTGCTTCAGCAACAGCCTTTTCAACAGCAGCATCAATGAGCACATCTACTTCTGCTTTCGAGTAAGTATACTTTTTGATCTTTTCCTGACTAATACTCCTTTCTACAGGAACATCAGATACAGGAAATTCTGTAAATAAAGTTCTGATCATGATTTGTATTTTTTAATATCTATATTATAGCAAATTTTTACCTAATGTCCAGTAGGTCTCTTTGCTTGGGTTTCCTCACGAATCCTCTCTAATTCTTGTATTCGATTTAACATTTCTTGTTTTTTCTCAATATCTTCTAACTTTTTATGAACATTTTTTAATTCTTTTTGAATATCCATTCTGGTAAAAAATTCTTCCCTTATGATCTCCTTGCCTATTTCTCCACGACAAGTTATTGATCTAAGTATTTTTATTTAGCGGATTTCAAAATCTAACCGACGAACTTTTCTCATTCTTCTTTGCTCTTGCCATTGCAATTCCGAGTCAGTTAGAGCATCTCTTTTACTTTTTTTGACACCAGAATTAACTATCAAAACTTTTGACAAGTCTTTTGCTGTAATCTTCTCATCAAAAATACTGGTCATATTTGGACAACCGCAGCATTGAGATTTTTTACTCTTATTACTTAACTCTGTATTACAAACTTTACACTTAATAACTAACATTTTAATAATTTTCAATTTACCAAATCATTCTTATTTAGAATCCTTTATTTTTAATAACATAAATAGAAACAAAAGTCTTTATATATCAATGGCAGATAGAATCCCCCTGATAGTTAATAGTGATGCAAATCAGATACAAGAATTGCCCACTAGTGATAGTTTACAATTGAATGATTCTAATTCTATAAAATTAGGAAATTCAGGAGAATTATCAATACAACACACTTCTAGCGGAATCAGTAAAATTTTACATAACGTATCAACTGGAAGTGGTGATGATTTGAGATTGCAAATCGCTGGCAATCAAATGGTATTTGAAAAGAGTAATGGTGATAACTTTATAGTCATGACTCACTCTACTGGTGAGGTAAAACTATGTCATGCTGCTACTGGTAATGAAAAATTAAAGACTCTTAGTACAGGTATAGATATTACTGGAGCATTACGTGTAACTGGAGATATTACTGCTTTCTATTCTTCAGATATAAAACTAAAAACTGAGATAACTCCAATACCAAATGCCCTTGATAAAGTAAGTTCAATTAGTGGTAATACATTTAAGTGGAATGAAAAGACTCATCATGAAGGAGAAGATACTGGTATAATCGCACAAGAAATAGAAAAACTTAATCTACCTGGTCTAACACAAACAAGAGATAATGGTATTAAAGCAGTTAGATATGATAAACTTGTTCCATTATTAATCGAAGCAATTAAAGAACTTAAATCAGAAGTAGATGAATTAAAAACTTTGGAGAGATAAATGGCAATTAAAGATTCTGGAAGTTCATTAGCATTTAGTGAAATCGAAACAGAGTTTGGTCAAAATAATGATCGTGATCTGGGAGAGTATAGAGTTAGTCAAACTGTGGGTGGATTAATCAACCAACCATTAGATGCTGGTATACCACAATCTGTTGCTGTTGGTTCTAGTGAAATTTCATTTAGTGATTTTTACAGTAAAAGATTAAATGTAATTGTAGATTACCATGATGCTGCTGCAAATAATCCAGCTGATGCAAAATCAAAATATACTCAAGCTGCAACTGTTACTGGAAGAAGCAATGGGAATTGGACTGTAATTGGTCAATTTAAAAATCCTCCATCGAACACAGGTGGAACTAAAACTCGAATACATGTTAATAAAAACATTGGTTCTGCTAAAGGTAACACCACTCACTGTGCTGTAAGAACTTCGAGTAATTGGGATAGTGGAACAGTTTTAAGTGTTGAAATTGGAGCTAGTGGAAAAATTATAGGTGCAGGTGGAGATGGCGGTGCTGGTGGTACAGGTTCTAGTAAAGATGGGGGAAATGGTACAGATGGAACTAGTGCTCTAGGTATTCAATATGAGGGAACATCAATTTTTAATAATGGAGATATCATCGCTGGTGGCGGTGGTGGTGGAGGTGGTGGATATAGAAAGGTAGAAAGAGAAGAATGGTTTTCAGGACCAGTATACGCAGCTAATGGTGGAGGCGGTGGTGGCGGTCAAGGACTACCAAATGGCACTGGTGGTGCAGTTGGAAGTGCAAGTGGAACTACTACTTTCGTATCAGATGGTATTTTTAATGATACTGATACCAGTTACAATAGTGCAGTAGATGTTGCAGATGTCACTGATGGAGTGTTTAGAAAGATGGGTATGATTGCAAGTGTAGATAATTTCCAAAATACTACAGATTCAAATAGAACTGCTGGAACATACAACAATGTTTCATATACTGCTCAAGGAGCTGGCAACAATACTGCTGCTTTCAGTATTACGGTTAATGGAAGTGGTACAGTTACTAATGTCACTATCAACCAGAGTGGTAAAGGATATGTAGTAAACAATACAATTACAGTTAATGATTCTCAACTTGGTAATGGAGGTGCTGCTAATTTTAAATTTGACGTTGCTTCAATTAGTGACGAATTTAAATTTAGAAGAGATGGATCTACTGTTGGTACTAATCTTAATGGTGATCCACTTGAAGTTGGTAGTGGTGTTGGTTCTAAAAGATATATAAGAGTTCCGAAAGATAACGATTCAGATAATGTAACAGGTGGTCAACCAGATGAACAAGTTGATAACTCTCCTGTTAACCAAATATGGCGAATAGAACAATTTACATTACAAAATACAAGTCCAGGTGGTGGTGCTGGTAGTAATAGCTCTAATACTGCTGGTGGTTCTGGAGGAAATGGAGGAAACAATAGCCAAGCCAAAGGCGGTGGTGGCGGTGGTGGCGGTTTTGCTGCAAGTGGTGGTGAAGGTGGTAATAATAATGATGGAGGTGCAGGGACATCATCTAAAGGTGGAAACGGAGCAGATGGAACTCATACAGGAAGCATAGAAGGTGAAAATAATGTAAAAGGGGAAGGTGGTACTGGTGGTGGTAATGGTGCAGCAATCCGTAAAACTAATGGTAATATTACTGTGACTATATCTAATGATGCAAATTCAGCTTTATTTGGTGGAAATGCACAAGCTGGAGATGTTCAGGGAGTAACTAATGCAACTGGAGTTACTGCAGGTTAATTAATTCCAGCAACTTCCATCATCAACTCATTCGCACAACAGAAGAAACTTGAAATGCAATATCTACCCCAACCGTCATAATAATCTGAATTTTTAATACTTACTTTTTTGACACCGTGTTTTACCCAACCAGGTAAAATTATCATTGAATTATTTGTGCATGGAACTTCATAATTATACTTAGGGAAATATAACTC